CGTATTCAACAGGCGGTACCGGTAATGCTGGCGCCTGAAACCTCTCCATTGCCATTAGCGTTTACCATCCACACGAGCATCTAGTCTAGGCACACCTAACTGCCAGTTAACTCCTAAGTCCTCTGAACTAATCTTTAGCGCCATTTGACGGGCACGGGCACGAATAAATACCTGCTCCGTATACACATCCACCGCAGTCTCAATTACCGGCTTAGAGTCTGTAGTGCCTACCGATTGGAAACCTGACCCGGGGAAGTTACGAGGGCGAAGTTGTATCGTTACCTCTGGTTGAGCGGCAGTAGACTTAGCAAAGTTAACGTCAGGAAGCATACGACGAGTCAGCATAAACTGCTCACCGTCAGCAATATCAAAGTCAGATGACTGAATGTAGGCCGCTATTGGGGCACCATCGTCATCTAAACCATTTTCTTGATCGTATAGAACCCCAGTATTGCTTCCGCTAGGCGTATTAACTGCCATAGGATACTCACGCAGCGGGCTGTCTAACCAAGCAGTGCGGTCAATATTTCCGTAGTACCAGATACGCTCAAGGTAGTTATAGATTACATAACGGTTGGGGTATCCAACATCAGAACTTGGATACATCCACCAAACCTCATTCCAACCCTCGTTCGTGCCAGAGATAATAGTGTCGGCCTGACTGTAGTTAATATCTTGATAGACAAACTGCCGTAGGGTACAGGGGAGCGTCTCAACACGGCCTGAATAGACATAAAACTTATCATGCCCCATCCAGTAAGTGACGTTATTTACGGTTACAGCAGCCCGTGGGCTAAGGATGGAGATATTGTCTGCTAATTCTTGTAAGCCAAATACGTCCGTGGTTCCAAGAAATTGAAAAGAATAAAGATGTGATTCTGTCCACACCAAGATCTCTTGTCTGGTTGGTAGAGCACGGACAATCCTTGAACCCCTAGAGACTCTTATAAATCCCGCAGAGTTGGTAGGCGTCGGAGTCCATTGACTCGGATTATCCTGATCAGCCCACCTAATAAGAAGGGGGTCAAAATCAGCCACACTAGTAGAACCAAAAGGCACACTCCCAAAAGCGAGAAGATGCTTATCGTTCTGTGATACAAGAACCTGCATAGCCTTGGTTGGTACTGCATTGGGGTTGTATCCATCTGCGGTAGCCTTTGTTGAAAGAAGAATTGCGTTAGTTTGAAGCGCTACCCCGGGATTAACAGAAGACCCACGCTCCCAATAATAAATAGCGCCATCTCTTATATTGGCAACTAAGTCATTATCAAAGTTGTCGTACCACCAATCGCTACCTTGTAAAGCAACGGGCGTTGTACCACCAAGACCCCACTCAAGGCGCCCCCAAGTATCTGTACCCCAACCGTAACCAAATGTACCACCCGCAGTGCCAGCGTTTATTTGATATTTACCAATTACTGAAGCGCCACCGTTACCAGAATCAGAGGCATTGGCTGTAACTGGGACAACAATTGTGTATGCGTTGGCATTAATTACGGTGGCAATCTCAAAGCCTTGGTTGACGTTTAAAATCGCAGCCGTGACATTACCACCCAAAGAAACAGCGCCAGTAAACTGAACGTAATTACCTACTTGGGCTGGGTTGCCTGTATCTGAAACTGTTACGGTAGAAGATCCGTTAACAGCAGCAAATGTTACGTCCCCGGCAGCCGTTGTGGCTTGGAGCGGAGTGATGTCATAGAAGTAACCACCCGCTTCTAAATACAACTTAAGGTTTGTCCCAACGGCTAATAAGTTGTCCCCAAAAGTTGTTACGTAGTTAAATAATTGTCGGCAAGTGCCAAGGAACGTATTGGGGGTCTGTTTAAGCCAACCACCAATCTTTTGGGGGAAACCCGATAAGAAGCGAACTTTGTCGCACTCGTACCACCCACCCTCATTAGAGTAGTTAGTCTGATCCCGGTTTACCCCCGGCTTAAATCTAAGTGCTATAAATGGCATGGCGTCCTCACGCTACGAGTCCCGGTAGATACACTGTTTTACCGTTTTGCTTGGTAGCGGTCAAGTTTTGCTTCTTAAGATTAGCCGGGTCATAGGAGACGTGCACCCAGCCTGAGTCCGGTACGCCCGGAGTGTAAAACTCAAGGATTAACTGGGTATAGGTTAAGTTATCCATGATCCACACGGCTAAGTCTGCGTTGGCAATACCGGGAATCTCAATGTCAGCGGCCTGTCCCTTACAATGGTCGGACGTTTTGGAGCCTCCCACCTTTGCGTTGACTTCGGGGTGCCTGAATCCTGAGTTGACCTTGACTCCGGTTTTGAAGTGTTCACGGACGGGCTGCAATACCTTTTCACAGAGTGTTTTAAGATTAGCAATCTCAGCCTCCCCCGGTGTGTTGTCCATGTCATGCCGCAGTGCAGTATCAGACTTCACCATCTCAGCAAGGGAAAAGTTATTTGTCAGTTGCATCTTTTTTCGCCTTCATGTCCATGATCTTCTCAAGGGTGCGTCCGCCAAAGTAAAAGGACATAATTAGCATCCCCCACTGGCCCAAGAGTTCAACGTAGTTATTGTTAACCTCAATCTCCCAAGCGCTCATCATCCCAAAGACGGTATAAGTTATTAGGATAAAGATCAGCGTCATAGGCCGGATGTTCTTAGATAGCCAAGAGTCCGACTTCATATCGGCCTCAGCCCGTTTGGTCAGGTTATCTTGCTCATTCATGTCCGCTTGGAGTTTGGCAAGTTCGCCTTTTTGTTGCATCTCTAAAAGCATGGCCTGCGCCTTGGCACGAGCCTCCGGGTCTGGAAGAACCTTGTCCAGTACTTTTTCACCGATAGATAACAGCGCAGCAATTGGAAACATTATTTTTTACTCCTTGAAAGCATGGTTGCGGCGATATTGAGCATCGCCCGGGTTTGGTCTAAATCAGCGGGAGGGGTTGCCCAGCCCACGGTAATCTGCCCTACAAACCGACTTGGCTCAGGCGGGATACTGATCCTGCACCCAAACCGCATACCCTTTTCTATGTACCACAGCCCAATCTCTGACTGCGCTGCCTTGTACTCACTACACGGAATGTTGCCTGCCATGAGATTTACCACGTCCTGATTGTTGGCTTGATTGGCAGTAAAGAGTCCAACGTCCAGCCCGTCATTTGTCTTGTCCCTACCTTCTTTGGTATATGCCCGATACTGCACCCGAGTTCCAAGCAAGGGGTTCACCTTAAACACTGCCACGGTAGCCGCACTTGTAGTCTTAAATAAATGGGCTACAGCATCCTCAACCCGGTCATCCACAATGTCCGGCAATTTCTGATGTTCTTTATAGGTGCCTACGATCAGGTCTTTGTTGTCGTATAACATCCAACCACCAAAGGCTAACACCGCCATAAGGATCATGGCAAACAACTTAAATGGCGAGTCAACATACGCCAGCACTTTAGATAGCGTGTCGTTAGCGTTTAGTTTCTCAGTCATTCGCAATTACCCTTTTGTTGCTATATACAAACCAATGTTGCTAAAAGAATAACCGGCAAACACAATAGCCATCGCTATGTTGCCCTTAGCACCTTGCTCAAAACCTATGTAGGCATAGATACAACCCACAAAAATCATAAGCCAAGGACTCATACTCTTTGCCCACGAAAGTAAGCCACCCCGTCAATAACCTCACAAAGTTCAGGCGGCAATAATTTCCCATTCTCAAACGTCAGTACGGCAAACCCTGAACACCAATTGACCGGGTTCATTTCCGTATATGTAAATTGTTCACCATAAGGTTCAGCAAGCGTCCCGGCATCGACCCCCCAGCGACGCCCGTCATAATCACTAAAGGGGGTCGATCTGAGTTGGTGTAGATGCCCCGTGATAATTGATCTTCCGCTTTTCAGGGCATTGTTCCAAGTACTATGAATTCCGTTATGCCAGCGATGTTTGATAACAACTGATCCGTTAATATCAATCCGCCACCCATGATGCCAGCCGGGGAAGTAGTCCCACAGCGAAAGCATGTCTCCTATCTCAGGAGCATTAACGGCGATATACCGATGCAACCGAACGTCGTGATTACCTATCGTCCACAGGAATACAGCGTTCTTTGTGGCGTTACGCACCTCATCAAGCCTATCTCTACAAGCCTCAATCTCTTTCTTTGGTGTGGGTGGGTTCGTGCCCATTAAGGGTTCGTGCCGTGAAATCCTAGCGCCGTCTACAACATCTCCGTTCATGATGACTGTTTTAGGCTTGTATTCTTTTATTAGAGAGACAAACGCTTTATGCGCTGTCGTAATCTGATCAGGCCAGTAGTGTGCGTCTGATCCAATAAACACCATACCATTTTCGACCCTATGTTCTAAAATCCGCCGATCTTCAGGTATGAAAGTTTTTTGATGGGTTTTTTGTGACGCAGAGTAAGCAGGCAAAGAAATTCCTTGTTCAGTTTGAATCTTTGCCTTGCGTAACCCAAACGCACGAGTAGACATACCAACGTGCGCAGCCGCCTTTTGGGTGCTACCAAATCTCTTCATTGCAGAGATTACTTCTTCATCAGAGACTTTTTTTAACGCCACGAGGCTTCCTTGGTAGTTTTATTTCATCAATAGGGCCATGAGAACTTGAGTCGTACAAACAAGCAATCTCAACCGCCTCCTTCGGAGAAGCCCCAAAATGCATCGCCGCTATGGCAAAGTTGGCTCCTGTCCCTATACTCCAAAAATCATTCTTA